TCTTACCATCTCTGGTTGCAACACCATTAACCTCAAATAGACTTCTTTCTTGATTGAGAAAGTCTTGTGTATTTTTATTCCACTGTGCCATAATCTACCTCAAGATTCAGTTTTCCATGTCAATGCTTCTGGTTGATACCTCTGTACAGATTTAACTCTATAGTTTTTATTTTTTTCTGTAATCGGATAAACATTATGAACTATTCCCCCTGGATACTCATCTTGCAAATGGTTTGCTAAGTTTGCTGGAGTTGGAAGAATATTTTCATTTGTCATGAACTGTATTCTATATATTTTTCCTTCCCAAACAAGATCAGCATAGAAACTATTTTCTTCTTTAGTCTGTTCTTGATGAGAATCTCCAACGTTAAGAGTTCCGTTGAAATCTCCATTAATAGTGATACTTTCAGATAAAAACTGTTTGAATGATTTCATATCAGCAGTTCCATGCTCTCAGGGACTTATTGATTCTGCTATCGGGATCGTTAGCAGTTTTCTTTGAGGTCAGTTTTGTTTTCATTCCTTTCATTCTTCTACAGAAGGATGCCCGTCTGGGATTTCCAACCTCCTTTGAAGGTGCTTTAAGGTCAGATCCTGGATTTTCCTTTTCATAAGACCTTCGTCCCTTTTCATTAAGTCCTCCAGATTCATTCTTTCCTTCTTTTTTTGTCCAAGATGCTCCTTCAGAGACTTGGACCATTGGTTTTCCTGGCTCATACTCGGATACGTTAAAACTGTATACTCGTGCGCCTGGGTAGACCTTTTCTATCTCATTTTGAACTTCAGTTCTTGTGGGGAACTTTGTTTGTGGGAAAAACATCTTTATTGAATGATATCTTCCTCTCCAAGTAAGACCCACTAAAACAATGTTCCCCGTTTTAGCTGGGATTCTTACAATCCCTTCTGAAACTAGTGGATCTGGAGTGATTAAATCGACAACTTCTAAAAATGTGTTGCCATCAGCATCTTCTATAGTTACTTTGTTTTCTTTTTCTTCAACATTCAAAGTCTTTGGATAATTCTTATCCCCAGGTTTCGCTGGCGATTCTCCACGCTTACGTTTAGCATGAATATTTGACCAGAGTCCTTTATTTTTTTTCTCTTGAATGATTTCTTCTACGATTTTATCGACTAATGAAACTTCGTTTTTCAGAAAGCTTGGAACATCAACTTTTGCGGATGGACGTAACTTTTTGTCAGCAACCTTCCTTTCGTTTTCATTTGGAGATTTTTTCATAGCAGCAATTTTGTTCTGCTTTTTTGCAGAAGAATGTGCTGTTTTGTTGATAGGATGATTGAATGACATTTTTATTACTAATCTTCCACGTATTATTTATCATCAGTATTATTTTGCTGCTGTTTTAAAAACTTGGATAGATCCGCTGTAGATCCAAAAAACATTGCATTATTAGTAACATTTGTGGGACCTTTTTGCTTTTCTTCTTCCATATCCTTAATCTTCTTTTGAAGATCCATTAACTTATCTGTGGTATCAGACACGTTTTTAATAAGTTGCCCAAGAACTTCATATGCTCTTGGAGAGTCAGTTTCTTGTGCTAACTCTAAGACACCATTAATAGCTTCTTGACCCTTTTCTATAATAGAGTAAAGATTTCCTCTAGTATAATCATAGTCTTTATCAATATGTTCTTCTTTACTTTGTTTTACTATTTTTTGATCATTATCTGGTAAAACTTCAACTTCTTTTATTTTTTCTTCATTTTTATTTTCATCAGTATCATTTTTAATATTAAATGCATCGTCTAAACCATCAAATGCTTTTTTCATACCCTACCTCAAAAAGATGACATATCAAATCCGAAGTTATCTCCAACTTCAATCAAGTCGTTATCTTGTACAGTAATATTTTTGATTGCCGTTCCAGCAACGTGTTGAGTAATCTTTGTTCCATAAGATCCTCTTTCAACTCTAACATTGACATCACTGATTCGAATGATCTTCATAGTTTCACCATCCACAGTAATATAACTATTTTCAGATAATACATTTGGATCAACAACAGAGAACTCATTTGTTGATATTTCCATATCAGAGGCAGTTGTTGTAACACCAAAATTTGTATAGTTTACAGATGCGACAGGAGTTGTTTGATAAGTAATCTCTCTTGTAGAAGCTACTTTGTCCCCAGCAAAATAACCAACTTGTACTTTTTTGATGATATCTCCAGCTTCTGTCTTTGGTACTGGTCCAAATAGATACGTTTTCGCAGAGAACTTCAATGAATAGATAATTGCTCTTCTATCTTTAAAATCACCATCGTATCGATCTTCCATGGTAATATTATTGAGAGTAAATGGAATATCTCTCTTTTCACCAATAGAATCAATCAAATCGATTGTTAAAGTATATGATGGTTGAAAATATGGCAAAATCTGCTCTACAATCTGTAGGGCATCGTCATTATGTTTAGCCATAATGTTCAACTCAAATTCCATTGTATATGGAACAGGCATATAAACTTTCTTCATTTTTGATTTCTGAGTTCTGTCTGAAACCAAGAATGATTGAGTAGTAGTTACTTTTCTTGAGCTATCATAAGTCAAACCTACAAGTTCAAATGACATCTTCGGAAGAGTCATTCTTACTGGATTGTCTAGATCTGGTGATTGCTCAAGTCTTGCCAAAAACTTTTGCATAGGGGCATATGCAATCGGAACTTTTAGTTCCGATATTATTTCATTATCAGCATTGGTAGTTTTTATTTTGATATTATTAAAAAGCGTACCAAAACCAATAATGGTTTTTCTCATTATTGAGTGGTAAAAATATTCAAACATTTTTTAGTCCCCTATACTCTTCCAAAAGGATTTTCTTCAGTAAAGTCGAGTATTCCATCGGCTTCAACTTGTATGTCGTAGTTATCTTCATACTTACCATATTTATTATTTGAATCTCCAGCATCTGCCAGATTATCGGTATAACCTATTCTTAATGTGTATGAAGCTTCCGAATCAGCACCAACAATATCCTCTCCACTGTTAAACTGACCAATAACATTAGAAAGTTCTAATATGCCAGTAACAACATTCCAAGATTTTACGATACCAGTTGCACCACTTTGTTGACCAGTTATAGATTCATTATACCTAAACGTTCCTATTCCAGGAACCGTTAAATCTGGAGTGGAGAATGTTACTGTGGGAGTTCTTGTATATCCCAAACCAGCATTTGTAAATGCAACGGATGTGACTATACCAGCACCATTTATTCTTGCAACTGCTTCTGCTTGACTTGTAGTGATCCCAGTTGGAGTTCCAACAGGTTCAGAAATAGTTACAATAGGAGGATTTAAGTATCCACCACCACCTTGAATAAGTCTAATCTCTTGCAGAACTCCTCTACCAATCTCAACAGTTGCAGATGCTCCTTGTCCACCACCCTCTAAGAATATAACCTGCGGTGGAGAAGATGCAGTATATCCATATCCACTATTAGTAATCTCAATAGATTTTACTGATTGGAATGTTTGTGGACCAAACATACTAGCAATACCAGCAGCAGGAGCACCCGCAAACTCAGTACCAAATCCAAGAATATCTTGCGGCATTGATATTCTGACTTTTGGTGGACTGGTATATCCATCTCCACCACTACTTAAAATAAATCTTCTAACACCATCTTTAACAACATTGCTAATATATGCTGTAGCAGTTACACCAGCACCAGTAAACATCTGTAAAGTTTGGATATATCCAATATCTTTAGTATTATCGTCAATATCTTCAATTGTTGTATCGATAATTTCGTCCTGATATCTAAAGAGTTCGCATCTTAACTCATAAACATAGTTTTTATTGAGTTGATAAAAAGGTTTTTCGTGCTCAACATATTTGATTTCAAATAATCTGTCTCCTAAAGGAAAATAGATTAAATCTCCTTCTTTTGGTCTATCACCTAACTCTGCATCTTCTAGATTTTCTATTAATGGTTTTATATAAGTCTCATATCTATCTCTAGAAATGATCAGAGTAATATCATCAACTTCTTCTATACCAAACTTTGATAATATAGTACCTTGCCCACCATATCCATCATAAGTTTCTAAATATGCTTCAAGTGGATACGCATTATTAAACTCTGATTTTACAACTTCTTTTATAATAGAGTTTTTCTTTATAAACTGTCTCGGCATATAATATACATCAATGCCATACATTTTCAACTGTTCATTTATTAAATCTTGAACCAGATTTTGTTCAAGTTTAGATCCCTGTAGAAAAAATGGATTTAATGGCATAATATCAACCTATCATGTCTAAAGGTGGTAACTCATAGTCATATGTCATTTGCTGCATTAATGCATCAATCTCAGCTTGACCATCATCATAAAGTTGTCTTCCATTAAACTCAACTCCTCCTGGAAGTTTAACTCCATTAAACTTGATTAGATTCTGACCCCATTGCCTTTTAATCAAAGAAGTTAGATATTTTTTAACAAAAGAATCGTTCCAAACTTTTGAATAATCACTAGGATCCAATAATCTGTAGCAATCAATAACAAAATATTGACCAACACTAACGTTGTTCCAATCAATATCTAAATAAAGTCTATCTTGTCTTTTATTAAATCTGATTTGTTTTTGTGTAGTTAATAAGAAATCAATATCTTCAAGATCTGATTTTGTCATAGCATATGTAAGCAACTCAGTAGAACCCCAATAATAAATATCATTCAAAAATAGTTGATATTTAATACTAAACATTCCAGAAGATACTGAGTTAGAACCCTCAAATGTAAAAATCTTATTTACGCCAGTAACATAATCTGGAACTTTTAAATAGTTGCCATTTTCAAAGTATGAAAACGTTACTCCAACTCCAGCAACAGTAGTGGAAACATCTGTAACGTCTACTCCAACATCAGATACAGATTTTGCTTTTCCTCTATCAATATCTGCTTGAGTAATCTTATACTTTAAGAATGTTGGGTAGACGCCATCAAAATGTCGCTCTTGGAAGAACTGCAAGGCATCATCAACGAGATCTTCGATTTGCTCTTCAGCAACGTTTATCTCTAAAACTGGAGCGCCAAGTTTCCTTAAGCAGTAGTCTATTAGTTCTTGTCTCGTTGATGGTTGTGCCATTATAGTTTAGAAATGACTTCTTGCTGTTTTAAGTATAATTTGTGCATTGACTTAGCAATATTTCGCAAAGTCTGAACATCACTTATACTATCTATGTTTCTAGCATTTTTTTCATACTCAAAGTTTTTTGCAACAGAATCTAGAGTTATGTCAGAGGGATCCATTCTTAATCTCCATTAATAATGATTTTATTTCATTAATGTCCGATTTTAACCTATTCAAATCATTTTCGATGTGCTCAATTTTACTGTTTTCACTTTTCCGTTTCTCTCTCCTTTTTATATAGAGATCATACTGACCTTTATCAGTATTAATAATAGCATTACTATTACTATCTCTATATAAATGGGATTGATCTTTTACTTTTAATCTGTCCATACTATGCTAATCCAATAACTCTTAGATCTCTAAATCTTGGTGGGAATGCCTGATTTGTTGAGGTGCCTAACAACTTCACTGAGAAGAAGTTAAATGGCTCAAGATTATCAATATTAAACTCTAAATCAACATAACTGATGCCACCTTGCTCATATCCTAGAGCATTATTTCTACTATATTGTTTATCTGGAGTTCCATCATTTTTGGTAATATCAATAACTTCACCCGATGCCAATCTATTTCTAAATCCAGGGAATGGATAATAGATTGGTTCTTTTTCTGCAGACTTCATAACAGCAAAGAATGCTCTAACATCAGTATATTGATTTATATATGCTTCAACAAGAACTTTTATAGAAGTTGCTGGGAACTCTAGTTGGATTGGTTTTGTTTGATATGTAAATGCGGTTGGATCTTCTGTACTACTGGATGTTCTGGAATCATTAATATAATCACTGATTGGATTATTTACTCTATTTGATACAAATACAGCACCAAGACGATCCAGGTCAATAATAGGACTAATAACTGGTTGATCTGTTGATAAGTTTAAAGTAATTTCTAGAGATTTGTTTCCAGGTAGTTGATCTGCAAAAGCAAGTTCATTGATTCTGGAAGCAATAACTCTAGGAGATTCAAAATAGTTATCTTCATTAATAGTCAATGGAACGGTTCCAGCATCAAGGAATGATTCTTCATTTCCATCAATACTAGTACCAGTTGTTGTTCTAACCGTAGCAGTTAGTGTTGC